TTTCGGAAATAGTGACTGCAAAATCTACAACCGCGCTAACTATTTCATCTGTAGTGGCAGCTTCCAATACTGCGGTCTGGAATACCACTAACGCACTGATTGCGTCATCCCCGCCTATAGATTCTGCAATGTTTGTCGCGAATTCTACTAACGCGGAAACTACATCGGAGACCCCTGCCCCTTCTGTAATGACTGCGCTAAAGTCCGATGCCGCCACTAATACGCTGTCTGACCCACTTGCGGTATCGTCAAAAGACGAAATAAACGTCGCTTGCGCCGCTGTTGTTTCCGTTGCCGCCGCCGATTCTGCTAGCGAAACGTCAACAATAACCACTCCTGCCCCAAGGGCAGCAAATGGCGCTGCTGCGTAGGGAGCGTCAGCAAACACGTTTTACGCGGCGTCAAGACTAAAGGTGTAAGTCACATTAAGCGTGTCACCAGCTACAACAATACGGTCGCCCGGAGATTGAAAGTCTGATTCCGAAAACAAGACGCCCGATGTGCCGCTAGACACCGTGCAGAGGAACGCCCCAGCAACCGTGCCGCCAGCGCCAGAGATAACGAATGAGGCAGGGGAAGCGGAGTTGCTGATCACCGAAGGGTCTGCGGTTGTCGCAGTACCAAACGTAACCGCCTTGCGAGCGCCGGAATAATCAGTGAACTCTGTCCACGCCTTTGATGCAAGCGTGTCCGCCGCAGCAAACGTGGTTCCCGAGCCGGGGCCTGTAATAAGGCCGAGGAAGAAAGACGCGGTATATGTCGACCCTTTGAAATACTGAGTGTTCATGTCTTGCAGTCCCTGATTCACCACAAGGTTGTGCTCAGTTGTTTCCCACTTCAGGTTGCCGTCTTTATCTAAGCACTGTACGTGGAATACCCCACCTGCTCTCATACCATCTGAAGCGCCGGTACGTGCAGTTAATGTCGAGCTTACGTTGTCTATACCTGCGGACTTTGCGATAAGCATAATAACCTCTTTAAGGAAAACGAATTAAAGCCGTCGTTGCAGTATTCACTGGCAAAGTGACGGTATTGTTAGCTGAAGTAAACGTCTTGTCTGAACCGAAGTCCAGCACCGCCACAGTCTTGTTGCTACGAGTCACGTTGTAGATCAAAGCGCCACGAGCCACAAAGCTAGCGCCGGGCCATGCCACATTATTAAAATCCACGTACACCGTGCCAGAATTAGGTCCCGTGGTATCCGTGGTAATTGTTACACCCGTTATAGTCACGCCGCCAGCTGTGTAGCCCGTGCCGGTCACCTCATTAGATGTAGTGTACACAGTGGTCAACGGACCAATATCAGAAAACGCCGTATACAACGCCATCCGCAACGTATCGGTTGCCAAGTTCTGCCCGGCTTGGAGCATCTCTTGTTTGAAGCTGTTTGTCAGTCCTTGCTGAATAGGCATTACGGATTCACCTTAATCTTAGCCTGACCGTCCCTATACGAATCACCGCGCTCCAGACCCGTGCCCAGACGATTGAGCTGACCAAGCGCCTCTTGGTACTTTCTCTCGTATTGAGCAATCATGTCCTGCTCACCCTTTAAGAAGGTATACGCCTCAACCAAAGTGCCATACAGCAGAACCGGCGAGTAACTATCCGCGAGCCATGTTCGTCCGTTAGAGTTGCCTATTGTGGCAATTGGGACACTAAACGAAGTGCCGCCCGAAATACTCGCTGTCAAAGTATTGCCTACGGTGTAGTTAACACCGCCATTGGTTAAAGTTACTGAAGTAACGGCGCCGCCAGAAACCACAATATCTGCGGTCGCCCCAGTACCCGATCCACCTGTAAGAGGGCGGTTGTAATACGTCCCGTTTACATAACCAGACCCACCTGTAATTGCCCCGAGCGCCGTAACCGGACTCTGAATAATTGACTCAGGATAGTAGTAATAGTGCAGCTCGACGTTGTAGAGAACGTCAGGGGTTGGGCCAAGAATAAAGCTAAGCTCATCCGAAATAACACTAGCCGCAACAGTCGGGCCAAACAGAGCGTAGTACTTCGGAATGCCCGTGGTAGTTGGGTTGGGGTACGACGCCCGGATGAAGTTCACATCCTTGTTTAGCAGGTACTCATAGTTGCCGCTGCCATCAATTACCGCCATCGAGAAGACCGACAGGAAATCTGTTGGGCAGGACAAGTACTGATTACCGCCGGTGGTTACACCTGTGACGTTCTTGCGTAGTGCAGGAATCTGCACCGTGTTGTAAACGCGCTCTTCAGCCTGCTGAATAAAGAAATTAATCTGGCTCGTACCATCAGACGTGGTAACACCAGTCCCTACTACGTCAGTCCAAGTATTCGTTGGAAAGTCGTTTTGCAGGTAGTTCTTAACCGCAATGAAAAGCTCGTTATACGTCATGATTAACCCATCGGGCCTCTTGCCATTACACCCTTAGTCGCAGCACCGGTACCGCGGATCTTGATGCCAGTAGTCTTGGGCTCTTTATAGTTACCCTTGCTGACCACGCCACCAGCAATGTTCATCTCGTTCATGTACTGAGCGCCCGACTTCTCTGGCACCTTTGCTGTTACTTTTTTACCGTCCATAGTATGTGGCTCCGCGTAAACAGCAGCTTGGCCTACTTCTTTGCCCATCATCTTTTTGCTGTATCCCATATCAACCTCCGCGCTTGTAGGTGAACGAAGACTTTTTCTGATTTGCTACTTTAGCCAAACCACGTCCAAGCTGTTTCATCTGAAGGTTGGTTTTACCCCCTTTAGCCATCTTGTGCATCCGCTTCTCATGTGCCTTGACTTCCGCCTTGGCTACTTTTTTCATGCTGTCCATAGTCACTCCTACGAGATTGTTACACTGCCGATCTGTGCGGGTGACGTTAAAGCATTTGGTGTCAGCCCTGCTTCACTACCACTTGAGCCACCAACCGGTGCCCAGCCCCACTGGAATACCCTGCTACCGCCCTCTGGGAATCCGTCAGCATCAACTGCCGTCCCCGGCGTCTCCGTTAATTGCAGCCCGTTATAACCTGACTGCAAGTAACTTATGTCTGGTCTTGGCTCCCGCACCGCCTGCGGATCATTGACCGGGTATAAACCTAATGATAACTGCGGTTGATCCGGTTCCCAACAACTTCTGCAAACCTTGATCGACACCTGCTTGGTCTTGATCGTCAGCTTGCGTAACTCTTTAAGCTTGAATCTAAAACCGCATCGATCACACTCCGCGATACTGTGTTTGCCACTAGCGTACTTACTTGGCATACATCACCTGTAGAAAGTCATACGCGGCACAAATCGATCCGGCGCTTTTTCCCTATCCTCCGCAGCAGCTAAATCCCAAGCCTCGTCGTACTGTGCCTTAAGTACATTCAATCTATCCAACGAAACATTGTCTTTCTTAACTGCCAGCATATATGCCAGCCCCGCCACCAAGCAATTCTGGAAGCGAAATGGAATATCCTCGACATTCGTGCCGTTGCCAGCGTCGTACATCCTGCGCATACGCCAGTAGACAAAATAGTAGTACGGGTTGCCTACCGCGCCCTGATCCGGGGACGGCCATACGTTAATCTGTGGGGCTTTCGCCGTAGCTGCCTCTGATCCGACCTTCTGCCCCGACTGACGGTTGACCCAGACCTGAATTGGCCTGCCCTGCGTCAGCTTGTTGGGAATCGTCGAGTAAGTGGAAACGCTTATGCGGCTGATGTTGATGTCGGTCTGATTAGATATCTGTCCGGGATTAGTGCGAATAACATGTTCCAGAAGATCAACGGTATCAATAGGTAGATCATAGGTCACTGTCCCCTGCACTAATGGAATTTGCCCCTGCTCAATCGTCCACAGGTTGATGCCACGGTTTGCCCACTCGCCAATCAGGAAGTTCAGCGACCGACGTGCCGTACGGAAGTCATAGCCAGTACGCAACTCCAAGCCACAACGCTCAAACGCCTCTTCGAATATCTCGTTGAGATCGGGATTAAAGCTAGTTGTGTCGGTTGTAAAAGCCATTACTTCTTCCTCGCCGCTCTCATGTTATCAACCAAGTTCGGGTACGGCCTACCAGCAGCTTTAGCCATCGCCTTGGCTTTCGCCTTCTTCGCCGAGCTTAGCTTCTTGGACTTGCCTAGTCCTTCAGGACGGGGCTGATCCCATACCTCACCACCCTTCTTGTACTGCTTGAAGTCAGTTTTATCCCGCCGGGCCTTCTTCTTCCCGCCGGGCATCTTGGAAGGGTTGATATCACCCATGCCGCGAGAAGCCATCATCAGACCATCCTGCCTTTCGTCTTGCCACGTGACGCGCAGCCATCAGCCGCTGTGCGATACCCACCAACTTTGCCGCCCTTCTTGAAGGTAGCTGCGGGCGCAGCGGGTTGCGCCGTTGCTTGTGGCTGCATATTGAACGTCTGGTTTACGCCGCCAGCTCCTAATGTATCAGCAGGAGCTGTGGCTTGTACGTTCGTGCCAAACGGGTACGTAGGCTGCTGAGTTACCCCAGCCATCCCACCGTCGTTATAACGTTTCTTAGGCATTACGCCCTCCAATTAGCAGTACTTCTTCGTCTTGCCGCCGCCAGCCATCTTGACCTGCATAGCACGGGTCTTGCCCTTCTTGGCAATACCGTCGGCTTCTTTGTGACCAGCAGCCAGACCACCAGAGGCCATTTTCTTAGCCGTCTGCGGGCCTTGGCCCATCACACCAGCTTTTTGCTTTTGGTAATCTGCAAATGCGCGTGCTACTACGCCTGCATCAGGTTGCTGGGGTTTACTTGCCATCTGCGAGCCAATCCCCATCATCCTAGCTTTTTGCCTTTGGTAATCTGCAAATGTGCGTGCTGCACCTGCTTGAGGTTTAGTTATTCCGGGCGGGGCATTACCCGGTACGCCTTTTTGCTTTTGGGAATTTTCAAATTTTTGCTGCGCACGTGCTTGAGCCGCCTGTTGTGCGAAGTGGGCTGGTGTAAGTTTTCCCATCTCAAGATGTGGAGTAACAGCTTTTTGCTTTTGATAATCTGCAAGTAAACGGTTTTTAGCCGCCGCTTGCATTTGGCTCTGCGTTGGTGCAGACGGATTTTTAGTTAGTCCGGGCGGGAGTGCTGCTTGCTTAGCTTTTTGCAACATCGGGGCTGCTTTAGCAGCCGCCGCTTTTCTAACCGCGCCCATAGCAGCACCGCCTAAAGCCATCTTGACTTCTTTGCCCTTGGTCTTGCCCTTCTTGGCAATACCGTCCGCAGCCTTATGGCCCGCAGCCAAACCGCCAGCAGCCATCTTCTTCATGCCAGCTTCTTTCATCTCATGCTTGATCATGGACTTAGGAGCGCCCTTCTTCTTCATGAAAGATACTTCCTTCTTGACCATCGCTTTTGATTCTTTCATCTCACCGCCTCCTGATTTCGTGAACTCTTTGCCCACCTTTACCGGCACGCCGACCT